GTATGTTCTATTAATAATGGTTTCATCTTATGCTAATAATTTATAATATTCTTTGAAATGTTTGATTCTATCGGCTAATCCAATAGTTCCACCATTTACTCTTTTTGTAATTGATGTTACAACTGCATCAGTTGCTCCACCATCTGCCATCTTATGTAATCCGTTTTTAGAGAAGAACCAAGCTGCTGATAATAATGCGTATTTTTCAGCTACTACTTGTGGGTTAGCACAAACATCTTCACCGATTGATTTACCAAATGCAGTGTAGTTATCCTTTCCTGTTAATTGAATATAACCACGACCACAAAATTTAGCACCATCACCACTACTTTCAGGTCCGTTACCCATTCTACCACCATATACTTTGTTGGCAATCTTCTCCGGCTTTCTTTCGTAAGCTGCCGCCGATTCTAAAGTTGGGAAGTATTTTTTAAAGATACCATTCAAACCTTTAGCTGAATAGTTTAAGTTTTCTTTTGTTAAACGGAATCCACCACTTTCATGTCCACATTGTGCTAAGAAGTGTGCTAATCTTAATGGAGTATCTATTTGGAATTTAGCTGCTACATCTGGAATCATTCCTATAACTACATCAGGAATATGTCCTTTTAGATTTTGTAATTTTAATGCACCACTATTTACGATAGGAGTTGCTGCTACTGAAGTTGGTGTTGGAGTAGAAGTTGCTGCTTCACCCATAATCTTTTTCCAAGTTCCATCACCCACAATACCATCTGCAGTTAAACCATTCTTTAATTGATATGCTTTTACTGCTTCCTCAGTTTTAGGACCAAAGTTTCCTATTGGTTCTAAACCTAATTTAGTTTGTAGTTGTTTTACACTTTCGTTATTATCACCTCTTTTCAATAACATATAAATGTCCTCTAATTATTTTCTTTTTTTAGATTCGTTCTTGCTTCTTAATTTAGCTAAATCAGAACCTTCGATTTCACCATCACCATCTACATCTAATTTCTTTTGACCACCACTTAATTCAGCTTCTTTAATTTTCATTCTTTCTTTTAATTCAGTTTGAATACCTTTAACTAAAGTAAAGAATTTTTTCTTTTGTTCATCATTTAAGTCAGCCGGTGAATTTACACCAAACTTACTTAACATTTTTTGAAAGATTCTCTGATATTCAGATTCTTCTTTCATTACTTCTCTAACAATGTTTTTAAAATGTTCTTTACTTAAAGTAATTTTATCATCACCTTGTGTTTGAGGTAATCCGTTTGCTACGTTACTATCTTTTTCAGTTGGAACTACATCCATTTCACTTTCTTTGATAGATTTTGTTGGTCTGTTTGAACTCATTCCCAATGCTTGCATCGGTACTAATCCTGATAATTTCATATTATTATGCTTTTTTTAATCTTACTGATTGATATTTATCCATTTTCGTTAAACTCTTTAATTGTGCTTGTGCTGAGTTCTTCGGTGCCGGTCTTGTTATTGTTCTTCTATCTGCGGTTTTTGCTGCACCCTTTGGAGTTGCAGTAACTACATATTTATCCAAAGCCATAGGTTTTTTACCTTCAACTTCTTCAATGTTATCTTCACTTTCTGCTTTATCTATTTCTTGTATAGAACTTGCAATCTTAATGATTCTTTCTTTAATTCTATAAATATTTGTATTGGTTCTTTTAAAGAAATCATTTTTACCTAAGTTGTTTTCACTTCTTAATCTATTGTACCAATTAACAAATCTTTCAATTTCTGCTAATTGATTTTTAACTTCTCTAATACCATGTGATACTTTTTGAGATGGAGTTCTAGTTTCATCTCTTTTTAAATCTAACCAACGATTTTCATCTATACTCTTAGCAAATTCAAATCCCTCACCTGATGATTTAACTTTACGTTTGATATCACCTTTAGTATCTTTACCAAATGCAAATGGGGTATTGTATCCGTCAGCCGATGCCGTAGTATTATCCTCTTCGATTTTTTTCTCTCTAAGTTTAGTACGAATCGTTTCTTTTAATTTAGTGATATCTTCTTTAGATAATTCCTTTTTGAACATCGCTCAATTCCTTTTCCAATTCATAACACATAATCAAAGATGTGATATGATTGTCTTTTATTTTTTGTGAATTACCAATTTTTGATAACTGATTCATTGTTTCTGCTAATTTGATTTTTGTAACCTTATCATTAATTTTAGAAGAAATTCTTTTGAATTCTTTTATTAATGATTTAACTTCACCAACTACATGATTTTTTAAATTATCAGAGTTAGTATAAGAGTTTATATATTCTTTTAATAAACCTTTTTGTTTATCATTAAGATTATTATATTTTTTATTAAAACTATCTACTAACATTTTATAAGAAAGTAATTGAATTTCTTTATCTTCTTTCTTTAAATCCGTATGTATTGTAGTTTCTGCTAATGTTTTATTTGATGGTGTTTTGCCAATCAAATGTTCAACTAATGTATATTTTGTATTTACGAAATCTTTAGGGTCGTAGTTTTGATCAACATTTACTTTGTATTCAAATATTTTATATACAGATGCTAACACTTTATAGTTAGGTATTTGAGAACGTAAGAAATCTTCAATTGCGTAATTATCTTTAATTTCTTTAATTAAATTATATTTTTCTTTTAAAATTTTCTTTTCATCTAATTTAGCTCTACTTTCAACAACAGCATCAACAAAACGTTCTGCTCTGTTTTCACTATTATATCTTTCTGATACAATAAATTGATATAGTTTCAACTCATTGGACAATTCTGTCTTAGAGTTAAAGTATTTTTTTAATAATCCTTCTGCTATACCCTTTCTATTGTTAAGGATATCAGAGGTTACTTGTCTCACTAGCAATTCAAATAAAAAGCCTGTGTTTCTGAACTTTGAATGTTTAATTTGTTTCATTTATATACATTATTCCATTTATAAATATAAGGTGTTATAATAAGAGTTAGTTTTCTATGATATTTTGTTCATCTAACATAGATTTTCCTTCATTTATTATCTTTGAACCACCTCTAATTATGTTTTTTCTTAACATATCTATAAAACTTTCGTTTTTATATTGATTTTTTAAGTCTTTACTTCCAGTTACATCTCTACCAAATGGAGATTTATCTTTACCACGCGTTGAATATTCCTTTGGTCTACCCACTGCTTTTGCTTCTTGTTGTGGTTGTTCTTCATCTTCATCTTCACCACCTAATTGTGATTTTAATTTTTGGATTTGGTCTTCAACATTTAATGGTTGTCCGTTTGGTGTTGGTTCTTCCTGTGGTTGTTCATCACCTTCAATTGGTGGTTCATCTGTATCCATAGGTTCTCCATTTTCATCACTTCCTAATGGTGGTTGTTGTCCTAATGCACTTTGTTGTTCTTGTGGTTTTTCATTACCGGTTGTTTCTAAATTAGTAAGTTTAAAAGTAAGCATTGCATCTTTCTTTAATCCTTCAACTTGTAAAGCTGCTTCTTCGTAACTAAAATTAAGTATATTCTTATACATCCATTCTTTAGAAATTACTTTTAATTGGTCCATTTTTTGAATCAATTCCATTTTCATTGTCCAAAGATTAACTTTTTCTTGTTCGTATATTAATGATGGTAGTGTTAATTCTAGCTCAAAATTTGTTAATTCACTATCATCAATACCCTGTGAGTATAAGTGAGCAATTGCAATCTTTTCTAATCCATCAACTACAATTCTTTGTAATCTTTCAATTGTTTTTGCAAATCTCATATCCATTGCAGCCAATGTAGCTTTTGAATTACCATCTTCTAAATACCCCAAATGTTGTTTAGGTATCTTTAATGCTGCAAACATCTTATTCTTTAAGTAATCGATATCTTCCATTGGTGCGTACTCTAAACCATCTAAGTTTGTGATTTCAGTACCACTATCATTACCTCTAACCGGTAAATAGAAATCTTCCATTAAATTCTGAACGTTATACTTTAAGTTATACTCACCAGTATCTGCGTTCACATATGGAGTTTTCTTTGATTTATTTATAATTCTTTGAATGTATTGGTCTACCTCATTTGGAGCAATACCACCTACATCAATTTTAAATATTCTTTTTTGTGGAGCTCTTACAATTCTATGGATAATCATTGCATCTTCCATCAATGATAATTGTTTCCATAATCTTCTAGCACCTTCTAATATTGATTTTCCGTAAGGTAAGAAATTTGTATCTGATAATAATCTAAAATGTGCAATCTCATAGTTTTCGTATTCAGTTTTTTGTCCTGCTACGAATAGTGATTTAGTTGCTAACGGCGTGTGAACAAATTTTACAGCCTGCCAATTGTTTGGGTCAAATCCTTCTACTCTCGTAATTTCATATGCGGATAATGGTTGAACCCCCACTATACCCAAGTTTTCTGCAATCTCTAAGTGTAAAAAGAAATCACCATACTTAACCATATTTCTAACCCAAGGCCATAAATTGAATTCTACATTTACAACATCATAAA